AAATGGAATGTAAATTACAGGCTCAATTAAGTTCAATTATCTACGCATATCGTCCTCATGATCCTATACCAACTAGACATGAATTAGAAGGAGAAAGAATGGCTCAGTCCTATGTAAGTCTAAGGACTATATGTAAACAAGTGGGAGTCAATTATCAGCCCCAAAATATGGCATAAATACAGGGTTTTACCATAAAAAACGTTTATAAATGGCTTATTAAATGTATTTGAACGTTTATGCTAATGTGTTACTAATGTACTCAGAAGGTACTGTGTAGCCACTCTGAAGGGCCTATAAAGCCACTACCTTATAGTCATCTTAGTCCGTAATCTATCAGGCTTTTGCCACATTGTCAAGACCCAAATCCTGTCAAATCAGTAAGTCTTATCTGTCATAAATCTCCGAGTCCTCAGAGACATATAGGAGGCCCACAGTAAGCCACATATAAGCCCCTCTTATTTCCCGCGATTATTGTTAGTAACCTCCAAAGGTCTCATGTAGTATGAACAAGTACAATCTCTTCGGCTACGACACTCGAAAGCAAATGCGTGACTGCCTTTGTTATCTCAGAGACACCGAGGCAGAGGCCATTGAAATCTGCCAACAATTGTATCCCTTCTTTAACATCGAAGAGATCACAGTTGATATCAATTGGAACGGCGATAAAGAGGTGCCTCGTATACAGTCACTGATCTGAACATATAGGGCTGATGGTATAGGGAGACCTATGCGAACTTAAGACCCTATCTAACACAAACAACAGTCCTGAGTAAGACTTATAAACTGCTCACACATACACACACTAATTAACACAAACTCTCATGTCCCGTGATGTTATGATTGGCCTGCTTCGTAAGGGTCGGAATGGTGAAGAAGTCCTTGCTATCTTGGACGCCATTGTTGACAATGAAGAACCAGAAATGCCCGAGGCCAAAGGTACACTCGAACCCCTGACATTCTGAGGTCTAAGTATACCTTACTGTATGGGGACATTATTGTTAGTTACCTCGAAATGTCCCCTATAGTGTAACCACTACTCACTCACACATGGTTAACACTTTCACCGAGAACTTTGACATCATGGGTGACATGACCATCGATGAACTTATCTCGTTCGTTGATATCAACCCCGTGTCAGTTGTTCACTCTCCCTCTCCAAATTGTTCGGAGTCTTATAACATCACCTTCAAAACATTTGAAGACATGATGACATTTTCCAGAGGATACTTTGGAGACTACAGTGATACTCAGATTCGTGACATTATGGGTTGGTAAGTAACACTCACTGGGGTCACAGTTGTTATCAATTAGTGACCCCACAGTTCTTGACACTTATGGGGGAAATATGGTATACTGACAGTGTGGCTAATTCGACAGTATTTTCGGTGGGTTTATAATATTGCGATCCGCGCAAAGGCCCCCCCCTATAAGAATTTGCATAAGTCCCTAACCTACAAAGGTCCCCAAACGGCCTTAAGAAAAGCCGCGATTAAAAAAAATTTCTATATAAAAAAATTCGTCCTATAGGATTTTCCGTATGGCCCCCACCGAAGATAATAAGATCTACCACATATACTTGAAGAACGAGTGTGTACTTCATAGTTTGTCAGAGGAGAATTTTAAGAGTAGTTGGGAGACCCTACAGAATCTCGTCGGGCTTGTGAAGACTGACTATCAAGCTGAGGATCTCTCTTATGAAGTAGTGGATGTACTACAAGATAAAGGGGATATCAGTAATCTGTCAGATACCTCACAGTAGTTGACTAACGACTACATAACTGGTATAATAATTATTGAAATGGAGTGATTCTAATTCATGGCAAAAGGTTTTACAGTAAAGGCTTCAGCACCAAAGAAAAAAGATAAAGGTCCTGAGTGGGACTACGAAGCCATTAAAGAAAGGATGAGGGGCAAAGCGATTGTCTTCTGTCTTCCTGGAAGAGGATGTTCATATGCATTCATGAAGAACTTTGTACAATTGTGTTTTGACCTTGTACAAAACCAGATGAGTATTCAGATCAGTCAGGACTACTCGTCGATGGTGAACTTCGCACGTTGTAAGTGTCTCGGCGCGAATGTTCTGAGAGGGCCTGACCAGATTCCTTGGGATGGTAAACTTCAGTATGACTATCAGTTGTGGATTGACTCTGATATTATTTTTAATACCGAGAAGTTCTGGCAGCTGTGCGACCTCGCGTTAAACTCTGAGGGAGAAGAGAAGGAGATTGTTGCTGGTTGGTATTCGACCGAAGATGGGCGGACAACCTCTGTTGCACATTGGCTGGAGGAAGATGACTTCCGTAACAATGGTGGTGTGATGAACCATGAGATGGTTGATGGTATTCAGAAACGTAAGAAACCATTTACTGTTGACTACACTGGTTTTGGATGGGTGATGATTCAGAATGGTGTCTTTGAGAATAAGGCAATGAAGTATCCTTGGTTTGCGCCGAAGATGCAAGTGTTTGAATCTGGTGCCGTTCAAGATATGTGTGGTGAAGACGTTTCGTTCTGTCTCGATGCAATTGACGCAGGATATAAGATCTGGTGTGATCCACGGGTTCGTGTTGGTCACGAGAAGACACGAGTTATTTGATATCAGAAGGAGGTTGACAGACCTCCTTTTTTTGTGTATAGTAAAAACAAGTTAACAAGGAACTATGGCAAAACTCAAAAAATCTTTGACTGGTCAGACGATGATCGACTCGATTCCGAAAAAGACTCGTCAGGGCATGGGTAAACACACTAAACTTGCTGCATCTTCTGCTAACAAGAAAAAGAAGCGTTATCGTGGTCAAGGACGTTGATTGAAGGATATAATCTGACTGTATACACTTATCTCGCTCCCAGTAAAGTCTGTGACGGGGTAGGTGTTTTTTCTTTAGTTGATATTCCAAGAGATACTGTCATCTTCAAACCAAAGAGATGTGTTCAGATTACTGATGTGTCTCCTGAAATACAGACCTATCTAAAGAAGATGACTTACTATGATGATAATGGTTATTGGATTGATGATGATCTACAACGATTAGGTCAACAGTATTACATCAATCATTCACATCATCCGAATGTGGCTTACGAACGTAGTACAGGACAACTGTATGCGATTCGTGATATAATTAAGGACGAAGAACTCACTGATTATTATTTTCCAGGAGAAAGGGATTGGCTTACTTAAATCACAGTTTACCTGATTGGTCTTGTTACATTCGTAATGAGTTCCTGTACAATCATAAGAAGGGACATGGAGAAGTCACTAAGGCTGATGTCCATAGTGTTGCTAGTATGGAGAAACGTGTCCCTTTGTTTGAGGCGTTTCTGGAGAATGGTGTCAATTGGACACGGAGACCCCTACATGCCTTCTGTTGGGATCCAGAGGCGAAGATAGAGCCCTTAGAGGACATCATGTACTGGGATTGTTTTAGTCCTTATATTGATGTACAGAGACGACATCGACTTGCTGGTCTTCAGGCACAATTGATTCGTCCTGATGGTAAGAAAGTATTGGGTGATTATATGTTCACGATGGATTGGTCCTGGGAGAATAAAGGTGTACCAGATCTGAACTATTCAGAAACACCAGAACATAAGTGTGCTCACCTGTTCAAGGTTGAAACTGGTAATTATTACGCCTATCCTAATAATCGGATCATTTGGTACGATAATGCATGGACATTCAAACGTATTGATAAGAACCCTGGTTTTGAGATTGATACCACTGTCTATAGTGTAGAGAACAAGAGAAAGATGGAAACCTCTGATCATTATATGTATGAGGTGACTCATCTTAAAAATGAAGATAGTATTGATACTTGGCACGGACAAGAGTTTAGGTACGCCGATCCTCAATAAATAATCAAAAAGAGTTATGGAAGATAAGAACTTTTTGAGAGAGATCAATCACGATCAAAAAACACCAAAGAATCAGAAGAAAGTCCGTCAAGATGGTTTCTATGAAGCCTCTGAAGCGGACTGGAAAGACTTCTGGGAGAATGAAGATAAAGCCGAAATCTTAACTGAGTAATTTGTCGGGATGCCCCTATAAATAACCCTAGATTGTTGTAACATAGTTAAGTGCCAGTCCAAAGGATTAGTAAAGGGTTCAAGGACGTTAGTGCAACGTTCAAGATTAACCCTATGAACTACGACGTTATTACGTTGAAGAATGAGACTGCTATTGCTCGTTCCATTCGTAACCTTATCTTTACGGTACCTGGTGAGAAACCATTTGAACCCAATATCGGTTCTAGGGTCACAAACCTGTTATTTGAGAATCTGGATGTTCTAACTGCTAGTTCAATCCAAACTGAGATTGAAGCTACGATCGGTAATTACGAACCTAGAGTCAAGTTAGTCCAGGTAAGGGTGACACCCAATTATGATAATAACGAATTTGATTGTTACATCAAATATAATATTGTTGGAATCGAAGTTCCACAACAACAATTATCATTTGTATTACAACCGACTAGGTAAATGCCTCTAGTTAATTTCGCAAACTTAGATTTTGATCAGATCAAGGAGTCCATCAAGGACTATCTTCGTGCAAACTCAAATTTCACTGACTATGATTTTGAGGGATCAAACCTAAGCACAATTATCGATACGTTAGCATATAATACGTACATTACCTCATATAATGCCAATATGGTATCTAATGAGGTATT